CCAAAAAAGATATTAAAATACAGCAAGACCTAGAAGCAGAATTACGAAAGATAGCCAAAGGCGCACAGGATTTTAAGAAAGCACAAGCCGATGCCGCTGCTGCTACTAAAGATAATACTAAGAAAATAGATGATGCTGCTGAAGCCACGAAGAAAAATACCAAAGCAACAGCAGATGCAAAGAAAGCACAAGAAGAATACAAAAAGAAACTAGAAGAAAACATTGCAATGATCGGAGCATTAAGCTCTGCCATTGAAAACGGTGTTGGACAAATTAACAAAATAACTAGTAGCTTTACCAACATGGGTAGCAGTGTTACGGCAGCAGCAGCGTCGTTAAGCGCAATACCAGTAGTTGGTAATATGCTTGCCGGAGTGTTTGGTACAGTTGCCGGAGCAGCTGAAAAGAGTTACAAAGCCTTTCAGCAATCTGCTAGTGTTGGTGCAAACTTTGGCGGTAGTATTAATGACATGATTCGTGCATCTAGTGATGCAGGATTAACCTTTGATCAGTTTAGTGGAGTTGTTGCAAAGAACGGTGAAGCATTAGCTTTACTAGGTGGAAGCACTAGAGATGGCGCAAAACGACTAGCAGAACTAGGTAAAGAAATTAAAAAGTCTCCATTAATGGGAGAACTTGCAGGACTTGGCTACAGCACAGAAGAAGTTAATTCTGGTATGGCCAAATACTCAAGTATGTTGGCCAAGACAGGTCAGTTGGAAGGAAAAACAAATGCACAATTAGTTGCTGGCAGTGCAGAATATCTTAAGAATTTAGATCAACTATCTCGACTAACTGGACAGAGCAAAGATGCATTACAAGCCCAACAAGATGCGCTAATGGCCGATGCTCAGTTTCGTTCAAGATTGCAAGGCATGGACGAAGCCGGACAAGCACGATTGAATAAATTAATGTTGAGTTTGCCTGCTAGTCTACAAAAAGGTGCTAAGGAATTTATAGCCTTCGGTGGTGCCACTACTGATGCTGGTAGAGAATTTGCAACATTCATGCAGAAAGGTGCAGGAGCATCTAATGCAGCATTTAGAGAAATTGAACAAAGTGGTACGTTGTCACAGAAAGGTGCCGATGCTGTATACAGTGCTATTAAAGAAGATGCCGATGCACTTAAGAAAAGCGGTACCGGTAAATTAATTGCCAACGTTGGTAATGGTGCGCAACAGGCCATTGCATTAGATGCAATGAATCTTTCCGCAAGAAAAACTACAACATCACAAATACAAAAGCAACAAGAAGAAGAATTAGCAGCACAAAAAGAAAGAACTAAGAAAGCTCAGGAAGGAATGAATCCTGAGGCAATGATGAAATTCCAACAGTTGATTGCTGAAACAAGTAATCGATTTACAGAGATGGTTGGTAATCATTTACCTCAACTACAAAGTATGTTTACAAAGCTAGCAGGCTTTGTCGAGTCGTATGTACTACCAGCATTTTCTTTAATTGCAAAACACATTGAAATTGTTGTTGCTGGTATGATTGCACTAAAAGTAGCACAGCTGGCTTATAAAGCTGCAATGTTTGTTGAGAAGATGAAAGAAGGTAAACGTCCAGCAGGTACCTCGGCTGATCCAATTCATACTACCGATGGTGGCAAAGGTGGTGGACTTGACGGCGGTAATGGTAAGGGCGGTAAGAAAGGTGGCAAAGCAGGTGGAATGAAAGGTGCAGGCGGCCTCGTAAAAGGGGTAGCAGTGCTTGGTGCAGTAACAGCACTAGTTGGTTTGTATGATGATATCAAAGATGTTAATAAAGAAGTTGATTCTGGAGATATCACCGAACGTGAAGGAACTGTAAAGAAAGGTGAAGCTGTTGGTACCGCTGCAGGTACCGCAGGGGGAGCATGGGCCGGAGCAGCCGCAGGAGCAGCTATTGGTTCAGTAGTACCTATTGTTGGTACAGTTGTAGGCGGCTTAATTGGCGGAGCCATTGGTGGTTGGTTGGGTGGAAAAGGTGGTGCAATGATTGGTAGTAGTGTAACAGAAGCTGTTACAGAATTATCAATGGACGATCTCAAGAAAGATAAAAATCTTTATAAACAATATCTAGACAAGTATAATGAATCGCTAAACCGCAATTTAAAATTAGGTAAATCCAAAGAAGAAGCAGATAAACTTGCAATAGCAGAAGCCAATAAAGCCCTCAATGTTAAGAAAGAAGAAATAAAAGTCACCAAAGCCAAAATTGAAGCAGATGCAAAAGCAGCAGATGCAGCAAAAACAGCAGCAGCAACACCAGCCGAACCTGCGCCAGAATTAGATTTTGGTGATCCACAAAAACTATTTGATTCATTTAAGAAGCGCCAAGATGCACTATCCGGACAACCGCAAGTTGCACCTCCTGCCGGCAACGTTCCTGCTCCGGCAGCAGTAGTACCACCGGGCGGCGCTGTTGCTACTCCTCCACCACTTAAGCAAGATCAAACTAAAAATATGGAGTTGATTAAAGCAGCTCTACAAAAACAAGGAATAACAGATCCTAAGTACATTGCAGCAACACTTGGCAATGTTATGAAAGAGACTGGCGGTCAAAGTAAGTCGGAAAATTTAGATTACTCTAAAACTAGTAATGATAGAATTAAATCAGTATTTGGTTCTAGAGCAGCAGGCAAGACTGATCAAGAATTAAATCAAATAAAATCAGACCCTAAACAAATGGGTGAGATGATGTATGGCGCAAGTACTAAAATGGGCCAACAGATGGGCAACACTGAACCGGGCGACGGTTGGAAATATCGAGGTCGTGGCTTTATTCAACTTACTGGTAAAAGCAATTATGCACAGGCATCTAAGGCAATTTATGGTGACGACAGGTTAGTTCAAAACCCAGACTTGGTAAATGACCCAGCAGTAGCAGCTGAAGTTAGTGCTTGGTACATGAAGAAAGGCAAGTCAGCAATGGCTGCTAAAATGGGCATAGACGAAAAGAATATGTCTCAAGGTGATGCTAACTTATTAGCAACTAGTCAAATTGCAGGTGGTGATGTCCGCAAAAAAGGTAGTTACCTAGCCGGCGAAGTAATGAATAAAGTTACTGCATATTCTGGACAAATGGCTGGTATTGCCGGAACAGCCCCAAGTGCAGAAGCAGCAACAGCGTTAGCAGCTAATAAAAAATTACCAGCAGCAGCACCGGTTGTTGCGGCAGCAGCACCGGTCGTTGCAGCAGCACCTCCAACAGATAAAAAATTACCAGCAGCAGCACCGGTTGTTGCGGCAGCACTGCCGACAGATAAAAATAAGACAGATGCAGCTAACCCAATGGCTAAAGATCCATCACAACAAGTAGCCACAGCACAACCAACAGATAAGAATAAGAAAGATACTGCACTAGCACAGCCAGTTGGACAGCAGACTGCTCCCGGTAATAATAACTATGATTTTGGAATGTCAGTTGCAATTGCCGGACAAACATTCCAGGCAGCGGTATTAAAAAGTGCTCAACTAATTGATACTACTTTTGGAAAATTTAGTGCTTCTTTTGATAAAACAAAATCAGTATCGCCTAATGAAACAAATGCAAAAGTAGCAAATGAGAATTTGCAGAAAAGTATTGATAGTACTTTTGGAAAATTTAGTACTGATGTTACATCAATGTCAACTGATGCAACAATGGCCAATGCCGCAAATCAAAACTTACAGAAAAGTATTGATAGTACTTTTGGAAATTTTAGTACTGATTTTGCAAAGATGTCATCAACTTCAACAATGGCCAATGCGGCAAATGAAAATTTACAGAAGAGTATTGATGCCACTCTTGGAAATTTTAGCACTGATTTTGCAACTATATCATCTGATAAAACACCGGCCGACACGGGACCTAGTAATCTACAAAAAATTATAGATAGTATTGTTGGAAATTTTAGTTCGTTGTTTGATAACACAAAAGTAGAATCACCTGATATAAATCTAGCAAATGAAAATTTACAGAAAAGTATGGATACTGCTTTTGGAAATTTTAGTTCGTTGTTTGATAACACAAAAGTAGAACAGCCTGACACAACAGCATTATCAGATAATACAAAAGAATTATTAACAAGTGCTCAGATGATTGATACTACTTTTGGAAAAGTTGGATCACTATTTGAAAAAACACAATTATCTTCACCGGACGCATCAACTGCAACCGCAACAGTTTCAGCAGATACAACAAAAGCATTAATAGAAAAAATGTTTGCAGACAGCCAAACACAATTAGCCCAACTACAAACAATAAAAGACTCAAAAGCAAGTGATACTGAAACTAAACCTGGACCAGGAACAGGAGCTCCGGGTGCCGGTGGAGTTTCAACTCTTAATGAAGTGGTAGCTAGTTTAGAAATGTTAAATAAACAGATAGGACAATTAATTGGTATAAGTAGAACTACCGCCGATTTAAATGAAAGTCAGCTACGTGTACAAAAGAACATGGGTGGTGACATGTTCTTATCAGCTTAACGGAATAACGCATGTCTTGGAAAAAATATTTTACACCAGTAAACGTCGATAACCAAAGGGGCAACATAAGCCCAATTGGCAGTGGCGGCCGCCCCGGCCCTGCTAGATCAAACTATTCTAGCTTTTTACCCGATGTATATGCCGGAGCACCGAATCGTGTTGACAAATATATGCAATACGACACTATGGATATGGACAGTGAGGTTAATGCTGCTCTAGACATTCTTGCAGAATTCTGTACACAAAAAGACAAAGAAAACTCAACAGCCTTTCATATTTTCTTTAGAGGACAACCAACTTCAACTGAAGTTAAATTAATCAAAGAAAGTCTTCAAAAGTGGAGTAAACAACAAAAATTTGAAACTAGGATTTTCCGTATTGTACGCAATGCATTCAAATACGGAGACTGTTTCTTTATTCGTGATCCACAGACTCTAAAATGGTTATTTGTTGATGCAGCTAAAGTTAGCAAAATTATTGTTAATGAAAGTGAAGGTAAAGTTCCCGAACAATATGTAGTTAGAGATATAAACTTTAATTTCAAAGAGTTAATCGCAGTAACGCCACACGGTACTACCAATACAGCACCCAGTGGTACTAGTTCTTACACTAGTGGAGGAGGAGGCGGTAGAGGTATGGTAGGTTCGGCAGCACAGCCTCCAGGCACTCGTTTTAGTAATCAAACTAACGAAGTTACAGTTGATGCTAAAAATGTTGTACATATTAGTCTAAGCGAAGGGTTAGATAACAATTATCCGTTTGGTAATTCGTTATTAGAATCAGTATTCAAAGTCTACAAGCAGAAAGAATTGCTTGAAGATGCTATTATTATCTATCGTATACAACGTGCTCCGGAACGTAGAATCTTCTATATTGACGTAGGTAATATGCCAGCACACATGGCTATGAGTTTTGTAGAACGTGTTAAAAATGAAATACATCAACGCAGAATTCCTAGTTCAACAGGTGGTGGCACTAATATGGTTGATGCTAGCTACAACCCACTGTCAGCATCGGAAGATTACTTTTTCCCGCAAACAGCAGAAGGCCGTGGATCAAAAGTTGATACATTACCGGGCGGCACTAATCTAGGTGAAATTACAGACTTACGTTATTTTACCAATAAGTTATTCCGTGCGTTACGCATCCCTAGTAGCTACTTGCCAACGTCAGTTGATGATGCAAGTAACACAGTAGCTGACGGAAAAGTTGGAACAGCTTATATTCAAGAGCTACGTTTTAACAAATACTGCGAACGTTTACAATCAATGGTTGTAGAAACATTCGACGAAGAATTTAAATATTGGTTAGTAAACAATGGTATTAACATTGATAACAGCATATTTGAATTAAAGTTTAATCCACCACAGAATTTTGCGGCTTATCGTCAAAGCGAGTTAGATACTACTCGTGCAGCTACGTTTGCTACTTTACAAGAAATACCGCATTTAAGTAAACGATTTGCATTAAAACGATACTTAGGATTAACCGAAGAAGAGATTAAAGAAAACGAAAAATTATGGCGTGAAGAAAACGGCAAAAATCTTAAACCTACAATAGATGCTAGTGGGCAAATGAGAAGTGTTGGTATTACGCCCGGTGGAATGGAAGCTGAAGTAGGCGGTCAAGATGCCGAAGCAGACATGGAAGCACCCCCAGAAACAGGGGAGCAGCCAGCTGAAGCAGCGACCCCAGATCAAGTAGTACAGTAATAAATACATTATGCTTCTACTAGAGTTCCTTTATTTTAATGATAACAACAACGACTTTGCAGTTGATCGTCGCTACGACAACGCCAATGATAGATCTGTGGTTAAGAAAAGCGACACCAGAAAAATTCGCTTGACTTTAAGACAACTAAATCAATTGAGAATGCAAAGCGAAGCACATGAATATGAGCAAGAAAGTGAGCTAGGCTTTGTAGGACAAATGTACGGGGCCCAAGCAAGTGCAGAAGAACAACCAGCAGCATAATCCAGCATTTGTGTTGGGGAATGGTACTAGTAGAGCTAATTTAAACCATCAGCTATTGTTAGACAAAGGCATTGTTTATGCCTGTAATGCAATGTATCGAGAGTTTGAACCGCATTATTTAATAGCTGTAGATGTTAAAATGGTTAATGAAATCATAGCTAGCGGCTATCATAAAACACATGCGGTATGGACAAACCCTAATAAAGGGGTTTCTACAAAACACCATATAAACATTTTTAATCCACATAAAGGTTGGAGCTCGGGTCCAACAGCACTGAACTTTTCAGCATCTCATAGCCACAAATTAATATACATATTTGGTTTTGACTATCAAGGTGTAAATGGAAAATTTAACAATGTATATGCAGATACATTTAACTACAAGAAAAGCACAGATTCTGCAACATTTCACGGTAACTGGCTAAGTCAAACAGAAAAAACAATTCGAGATTTTAGGCATACTAATTTTGTTAGAGTTATTAATTCTGGAGATTTTATACCAGATCAATTACATCAACAGCATTTACCTAATCTACGACACATGACTTATGAAGAATTTGGAAAAATATATCCGGAATGTATTTACAATGCCGAAACTCTTCAAAAAAGTACCATTTAACCATAGATTGTAATCATAGTGTTAAATAAAGACACAGCCTAACCATCTTGAAGGAGATTATAGCATGGCAGACAAATCATTATTAGAACAAATGCTTGAACGTTTAGTAAACGACGATCAAGCTAAAGCAGAAGAATTATTCCACGAGTACGTAGTAGCAAAGTCACGTGAAATCTATGAAAATCTTATCGAAGCCGAAATGACCGGCGATGAAGATGATACAGGTGAAGCAGACGATACAGACGTTGATGAGAATTTTGAAAATGCTGCATTTGAAGGCGACGACGAAGACACTGACGACTTTGGTGGTCCAAGCGGTGACATGGGCGACGATCTAGAAGGCGAGTTAGACGGCGAAGGCGACCTAGGCGATAAAGAGCCAGGCGAATTATTTCAAGACCTAAGTGCTATTGTAGATGAACTACAAGCTAAGTTTGATGCACAAGGCATGGGCGGCGATCACAGCGAGCCTGATATGGACAATATGGGTGGACCAAGTGACCACGATGCAGACAATGAAAATTTTGACTTAGCAACAGTACGTGAGTATGTTGACAAAGTTCCAGGTGGCCACGGTGCTGAGAAGAAAGGACAAGCTGAAGGTCAATTCAGCGGTACAGGTTCACTAAGCGACAAGCCAAGTGTAAACACTAAGCCAATCGTTGCAGGTAAAAACGACATGGGCGGCACAGCAGGTAATATTGCTCAGAGCAAAGAAGAAGCTGCAAAGTTTGCCGGTGCAGGTGGCGGACAACTAAGCGGTTCTAGCTTATTCAAAGGCACACCAAAAGAAAATAACGCAGGTAATATCAATGTTCCAGGCGGCAAGGCAGGTTCAGCTTTCTCTAAGAAAGAACCAGGTCACGGCGCTGAGAAAAAAGGTCAAGGTGAAGGTCAGTTCAGCGGTAAAGGCGGATCTGCAGGCAGCACCGAGACTACAAGTCTTTTCCGTGGTCGTAGATAATAGGACGCAGAGGTGAAAAATTACCTAAGCGAACATTTGAATTTCGACCAAGCCAAGATTGTTTTGGAGAGCGAAGGTGAGGGCGACGTAAAGTCGCTACACATGAATGGTATCTGTATCCAGGGTGATATCCGAAATCAGAACCAGCGTGTTTATTCTTCTCAAGAAATTGGCAGGGCTGTCAAGACGCTCAACGAACAGATCGAAGGTGGATATTCAGTTTGCGGGGAATTAGATCATCCGGCGGATTTAAAAATAAATCTAGATCGTGTTAGTCATATGATTACCAAGATGTGGATGGACGGTCCTAACGGCTACGGAAAACTTAAAATAATCCCGACTCCAATGGGTCAATTAGTGACCACAATGTTGCAGTCGGGTGTTAAGTTAGGTGTATCAAGCAGGGGTTCTGGTGAAGTAGACGGCGATGGTAATGTCAAAGGTTTTGAGATTATCACTGTTGATATTGTAGCGCAACCTTCCGCCCCGGGAGCATACCCAACACCAGTATACGAACATTTAATGAATACATTAGGTGGAAATAAGGCATATAAAATAGCACAAGAAGTTCAAGGCGACCCTAAGGCACAGAAATACCTAGCAGAGAGTCTGATGAGAATCATCAGAGGTCTCAAATAACAGTAGGAGAATCACATGCTAGACATCGTAAAACAATTGTTTGAGAACAATGTGATTTCCGAAGAAATCAAATCGGAAATTGAAAACAGCTGGTCACAGCGAATTCAAGAAAACCGTGAACAAGTCACAGCAACACTTCGTGAAGAATTTGCTCAGAAGTATGAGCACGATAAAAATACAATGGTCGAAGCCGTAGAATCCATGTTAACAGACCGCTTACAAGCGGAGTTAGGTGAATTGGCTGAAGATCGTCAAACTTTAATCGACGCAAAAGCACGTTACGCAGCTAAGATGGGTCAAGATTCCACCGCAATGGAATCTTTTATCTTGAATAATCTACGTAAAGAACTTAGCGAACTACACGAAGATCGTAAGGCAGTTGCAAATAATGTTGCAAAATTAGAATCTTTTATTGTGGATGCACTAGCGAAAGAAATCGCAGAATTCCACTCTGACAAACAAGACTTAGCTGAAACTAAAGTCAAATTGGTTCGCGAAAGCAGAGCCAAGTTTGAAACAATTAAGAAAGATTTTATTCAGCGTTCAGCAAAAATCGTTCAGGAAACAGTCGCAAAAGGACTTAAATCTGAAATGGTTCAGCTACGTGAAGACATTGATGCTGCCCGTAGAAACGACTTTGGTCGCAGAATTTTTGAATCGTTTGCTAGCGAATACGCTGCAAGTCATCTCAATGAGAAATCAGAAACAGTTAAACTTATAAAAGCATTTGCCGTAAAAGAGCAAGAGCTTGAGCAAGCTGCAAAGATTGTTGCAGAGTCACAAAAGTTAGTAGAAAGTAAGAATGCAGAATTACGCATCGCAAGAGATATGGCAACTCGCAAGGAAGTTATGGGCGAATTGTTAGGGCCATTGGGCGGCGACAAGCGTGTAGTAATGAAAGAATTACTAGAAAGTGTTCAGACAGAAAAATTACGTAATGCTTACGACAAGTATCTACCATCAGTAATGAATGGTGCGGCACCGGCGAAGAAAGCACTTACAGAAGGCAAAGAAATTACAGGCGATAAGAAGGCACAACAACTCAGTGGTGAGGAAAAAACCGCTGAAATTTTTGACATCCGCAGGCTTGCGGGACTTAAAGTTTAAGGAGAACTACAATGTCACAACTACTCGAGTCACGCTGGTCGGAAACCAAAGAGGCACTATTAGAAGGCCTAAATGGTAACAAGCGTACAGTTATGGCTACTACTCTGGAAAATACCCGCAAGTATTTGGCAGAAAGTGCTACTGCTGGAGCTACATCCGCCGGCAACGTTGCAACACTTAACCGTGTTATTCTACCCGTCATCCGACGTGTAATGCCAACCGTTATCGCTAACGAGTTGGTAGGTGTCCAGCCTATGACTGGACCAGTTGGTCAAATTCACACTCTACGTGTACGCTATGCAGATAGCTTCACAGGTAGCGCAGGTGGATCTGCCACTGCAGGTGAAGAAGCATTAAGCCCATTCAAAATCGCAGAAGGCTATTCTGGTAACACAAGCGGCAAAGCTGACGCTACTGCTGCTAAAGAAGGCGCTGCTGGTAACAGAATGAGCATCCAAATCTTGAAACAAACCGTCGAAGCTAAGACACGTAAATTGTCTGCTCGTTGGACTTTCGAGGCTGCTCAAGATGCACAAGCCCAACAAGGCATTGACATCGAAGCAGAAATTATGGCTGCTTTGGCACAAGAAATTACTGCTGAAATCGACCAAGAAGTTCTACGTAGCTTGGCTACATTAGCTTCTGGTGCTGGTAACACAGTAGCATACGATCAGACAGCAGTGTCTGGTACAGCTACATTCGTTGGTGACGAGCATGCCGCATTGGCAGTTGCTATCAACCGTGTATCTAACACAATCGCTCAACGCACACGTCGTGGTGCAGGTAACTGGGCAGTTGTTTCCCCAACAGCATTGACAATTCTACAAAGTGCTACAACTTCTGCGTTCGCAAGAACAACAGAAGGTACATTCGAAGCACCTACAAACACTAAGTTTGTTGGTACATTGAATAGCGCAATGAAGATCTATGTTAACACATATGCTGATGATGATACAGTTCTAGTTGGTTTCAAAGGCTCTTCTGAGTCTGATGCAGCAGCATTCTATTGCCCATACATTCCATTGATGAGCAGTGGTGTTGTTCTTGATCCATCTACTTTCGAACCAGTCGTTTCATTCATGACACGTTATGGTTATGTTGAGTTAACAAACACAGCATCTTCTCTAGGTAACGCAGCTGACTACCTAGGTCGCGTAACAGTAGCAGGTGCATCATTTACCTAATCTAAAAATTAGGTTAAAGTCAAAAAGGACCTTCGGGTCCTTTTTGTTTGACTTAAATATCTAAGTTATGCAAATAGAAAGCGATAAAGATTTTCAACAACTACGTAATCAATTTAATGCGTGGCGTAGTCGATTTCCTATGTTTACTCATGATGTACGTCAAATTGAAAAAATTATAGATTTTCACATACAACAGCACAGTAAAATTATGGTGTTGTATAGACAAACACACAACAAAAGTTATCTAGAAAAAGCCCAATTAGAAATAGATGCTATCAATCAAGTTATAGCTACAGTGGAAAAATTGGAGTTAGTGGCTATGCTGAGTCGCGGATAAATAAAGTATCTAGAAATGATTGCGCGGCGCCACCGTGCAGGACCTAGAACGTCACTCAACCAGGAGAAAATCAAATGGCAAATAAAGTAAATAACCGATATTTCGGTCAAACAGGCTCAGCAGCAACACCTACAATCCCAATCAGAGTCTACAACGGTTCTGCAAAAGAAGGTTATATTGTAGATCAAAAAGGCGCACGTAGATTTAAATGCGCAGACGATACAACAGTTAACGACGAAGATATGGTCGTTGGAGCACAGTATGTTATTGTATCAGCAGGTAATACTGATTGGGCAGCATGCGGAGCAGTAGATAACAAAGTTGGTAGAATATTCACAGCTACCGCAGCAGGCAGCGGAACTGGTACTGCATATCGGGTCATCACAGCTAAACTAGTACAAGGTACTAACAGCGATCCAACAGTGGCTAATACAGCTACCCTAGTTGGTATTAGTAGAAATGGAACCGGTGATCCTGTAGTTTTAAGAAAATTAAATTATAGAACAGCGTCTGACTTTAACGGCAATCGTTACAAGTGGACACTAAGCGACGACTCTACACAAACTTTGATTCTTTTAACAGCAATCTAATCTAGGATTTTAGCATGGGACAGTTTTTTCAAGTAAATGGTGATTACAACATCAAGACTAGTGAAGGGTCGACAATTACCCTTGACACGGGTCCAGGTGTTGGTAATACCAGAGTCACTGGAAATTTAGTAGTCGAAGGTGATACTTTATATGTCTCAGTTGAAAATTTAAATGTAGACGATAACATAATTACAGTTAACTATGGTGAAAGCCCAACACATGCTGGGGTAACTTTACGTTACTCTGGCATTGAAGTTGAGAGAGGTTCGTTAACTAATGTATCGCTATTGTGGGACGAGAATGATGCTAGTTGGAATTTTAAAGAAGGTGACGGCTATGCTTCAAGTCGATTACGAATAACAGAAATTTTAACAAGTTCCGATACTCCAAATCCAATAACAAGTCGAGAAGGTGATCTAACCCTCATCGGCACCGGTTCTGGAGTTGTGTCAGTTAAAGGTACTACAGCCTATGAATTGCAAGTAACAGACGATGACGATATTCCAAATAAAGCCTATGTTGATAATGCTATTCAAACAAATCCTACGTTTCAAATTTTAAGAAGCAACACTAGAACTGTTGCTTTTGATATTGACAATCCAGTTGATCCTGGATTATTCCCAGTCGGTCCGTACTTTGTACAACCACCTGAAAGTTTAGTAGCTATAGTTGTTAATGATTCAATCATAAGTCAATTTTATAACAATAGAGTGCAGATCGGGCAATTTATTTTCCAAGGAGAGGACCCTACTCCTGTAAATCCTTTAATCCCAGATGCAGCAGTAATTCAAACATTAAATACTAATGCTAACATTAAGTTAGAAACTAACGGTACTGGAAAAGTAGAAATTACTTATGCCCTCCAACTTAACAATAATGGATCAACTCCAGCCAGTGTTGCTGGTAGTAGCTTAGTCTATGGGGGCACTGTAGGAGTAGGCACAACTGGATTGTATGTTGCAAATACTTCAAAAACAGACGAACTAATAAGTAAAAACAAGGCTCTTGTTTTTAGCATGATATTTTAAGAGATAAACGATGATATACAGCACACGACTAACAACTTCAGGAGACACGTTAGTGTTCACTAGCACTAGTACAGGAGCACCAGTTGGCGCTGGCGTTACTGCACAAGACAATGCAATTACAAATATTATTGTATGTAATACTGGAACCCCTGACCTAACAGATGAAACTGTTAATAGTTGCACACTAACATTAAATTTAGTAGCAGCCGGCGCAGTAAGCTCAGCTACAAATACCATTGTTAAAAATTTAATTGTACCAGCTGGCGAAACTGTATTTTTTAGCGACGAACGAATCGTACTAAAAGGTGCATCTGGATATGGAACTGATTCTATACGTGCCACTGCCAGCACTAGCAATCTTTTAAGTATTACTGTGAGTGCATTGCAGGTATGAGATTCCTAAAACAGAAAACTCTCAGCAAGTATAGTCCCAGTGACAATGCTCTGTTTACCAATCATTATGGCCGTGCTGTAATGGATCTTACTGGAGGTCTTCGACTTCCTAAAGGCACAACAGCAGAACGTCCACAGGCTGCAGGTGTACGAAATCCAAACGGTGCTAACGGATTTATTAGATATAACACCACTACAAAATCTATAGAAGCATTGATAGATGGAGTGTGGGAAGTAGTAAGAGCACCTGGCGCAACAGCCATTACAAAAGAAACATGGGGTCCAGGAAACGATGTAGAAACAACGTTCGGACCTTTGATAAAAATTCCTAGTTCCGAAAATAACATAATTGTATTAGTTGAAAACGTGATGCAAATTTCTGATACCAACTTTAATTTAGTTTATGATTATCTAGGTACACCTGGTGATACTAGGATTGTATTCACTAGTGCTGTTCCTACAGATAAAAATGTAACTATATTTTACGGTTATGCTGATTAATTATGAGTCAACTAGGAAGAATCTCAGGACCGTTATTAACTAATAACTTAGTTAGAAATGGATCACCACTAACATTTCGCAACGGACCTTTAGATGCTGATCTGTTATTCATCGGAGTAACTAACGATAGAATTGGTGTTAATACTACCGG